AATACGGTGGTTCCAGGCCCAATCTGGTTCGCCCCGGCGCCCCAATTGGCGGCATTATTAAAGAATGCCGGTGTTTGAACGCTCGTGGTGCAATTGCCTGTCGCGCTGCCAGTCTGAGTGATGTAGACATTCGCAGCCGATGCCCATGATATGACGGGAACGAGCAGCAACAAAAGTATGAGTTTTCTCATGTCAGTGGACCTCTCCCCTCCCTTAGTTGATACGCCAGCACACAGATGCAATATCGCCTGTCGCTACTGACGCGACGGACGAATAAGAATTGATTATGAATGATGTTCCAACTACGACTGTGCTTACCGTGGGAACACCTACTGCGGAACTTCCATTCCCGATGCAGCGCGTTAGTTGAATATTGCAGGTGGTTCCGTTTGGCGTGCAGGCAGCGGTAGTGCTCACGGTATAGGTTCCTGAAACCAGCGTGACCATTCCAAACACAGGAGAATGAACTCCGCTATCTACGACATTTCCGTTAGCGTCATAACTGGCTAAGTCTCCGCTTGTTTTCGCCGCGCTGGTGGTTTCCTGCGCATATCCCCCAGTGCCCGTGCTGCCGCCCATGGCTGTACCGCTATTGATCGTAATACTGGTCACAGATGGCGCACTCGTGAAACTCGGAGCCCCTGCCGATCCTGTTGTATTTCCCAAGACACTATGGGCCACAGCTGACGGAGTTATCAACTGACTACTGGCATTACTCCCCAACACAGCCGAGGATACCGGCACGGTTGCCCCATTTACCTGCGTGGTGTTTGCGTTGCCAAGCTGTCCTTCAAGCTGCCAATACGTCCCGTCAAAAGTTGCGCTAATCCAGTGTGAAGTCAATAAATCATTAGCGATCAGAGTTCCAGAGCCGCCCCACTTTTTGATGGTTGCCGCTGCTGCTCCGTTGACCGCCAGGGTTGACGATGCAGTGTTGGCGTACAGCGCCTCGAACTGGATATGATCGCCAGATGCTGGGGTGAATGTCGGGGCCGTCGTGCAGGTGTACGCCGTGGTGCTGGTGTTGGACTGTACGCAGTTAGCCGGAAGACTTTCGTTATGGCTAGTAGCCGCAGTAATTTGTGAAGAAGAATTTGAGGACAGTACGGAAGCCGAAGCAGGAACGGAGGCTCCGTTGACCTGAGTAGCACTGGCGCACGCCCCATTCAATGCCGTGCACGCTCGCGATGGCCCTGTGGCGTTCTCGTTGACCATAAGGTTGCCAACGGTGGCATCAGAGGAAATAACTACATTACCAGATGCCCCAGCGGTAGCAGTCCCCGCCGAAAAGGTAATGCCTTGAGTCGTACCTGAAATAGCAACAGGTCCAGTAAGCGTTGGTGAAGTGGATAGCACCGCGCTGCCCGTCCCTGTCGTGGCCGTTACAATCAACTGCGAAGAAGAGTTACTGCCGATAACCGTTGCACTGGCAGGAACGGAGGCTCCGTTGACCTGGACAACCGTCATTGCCAATGATCCAGCCGTATTCGTGGCGTCTCCGGTGTGCGCTGGCTCGGAGGTAGCGGGAAGTGTGGTCGTCCATACAGGAGATGCGCCGACCGTTCCGGTTCCGGTCTGGACTAGAATCCGGGGTGTGGTACTGGTATTCGGAGCGACCATTGCAGTCGTGCTGGGTGCGCTTTGAATCGGGAGGCTGCCAAGCACTCCTCCAGCCAAGCCGCTTGCGGTTCCGCTGCTACTAGGAGCCGTCAAAGTCCACACACCCTGTAGGCACTGATACAAACCCGGTGCGAGCCCGCCATTTACCTTAGTAATGGAAACAGGCTCTGAGCAGGGGCCTACCGGCGCAGTACTCAATACCCTGATATTCTCAAAATTAGCCTGCGCCAGGCAGATAGACGAAGCTATGACAAACCCAAATAAAATCTCTACAAATCGTTTCATCGCTTCACTGCTCCTGCGGGCCGAGTAAGATCGGCAGTGTTGATCCAATGTTTGAAGTCGTCAATCTGCATGGGCGTCACATCGCGGTAAACCAGACATGCTTTGTCATGGCCGATATTGAAAGCCTTAACGGCGTCACCCAGCGAGTCATAACCAAAGAAGCATTTTGATTCGTCAAATTTCTGGCTATCAATTTGCTTCTGGTCAAAGACGTAAATCCACTTAGACTCAGGGTTAGGCCCCACGGCGGCGTCTAGTGAATCACCATCCGCGCCCTGGTAGCCACGTATAAACCCGTAGTCGTATGGGAGGACGTTAGACCATCCCGGCCCGCTGCGTGTTTCGCCCTTGTGAGTCTCGATGACAACGGGAAGACCGTGGATGTTCAGTTCCTCAGCTTCAGGACCGTCAGCGTCCTTGGCCCCCGCCGAGTTCAACAAGGTTCTGTATTTAGAGATCTCACGTTCAGCCGCTACTACGTCACTTTGTTTGCCAAGTTCTTTTGCCGCCTCTGCCTCAGCCACCCAATAAAAGTAACCTTGTTCAGCGAGGTCGCGAATAATCCGATTCTGTACTACACGACTCTGTACTTTACCTTGAATAGGCTTGGTTGCCAACTCGCGAATTTTCTCCGGGGTGTAGGGCTTAGTGTCCTGCGTACGCGCCTTCACTTGGTACGGAATAATCTCACCCGTCTCAAAATGAACCTGCACCGTAGGATTACCGAACAAGTCCTTTGTGCCTACTACGACCTCGCTCACCGTCAACCATTTTCCGTGAATATGGAGCCGGTCGCCGGGTTTAAGGCCCTCCGGGACTTCATCATGAGCCTCTACAGCGCCCTTTGGCGGCGGTTTAAGGCCCTCTGGTGCTCCCGCCGCCTCCGCCGTGGGCGTTTCCCTATCCTTACGCTCCTCGGCCAGTGCGTGCAGGGCTTTATCCGGGGAACTGGACGGACTCAGCCCGCCTTCGCTTGCTCCGAATAAGTCCTCACCCATCTCGCCCTCTTGCTGCACCTTATCCGACAAAGCCTCAATGTTCTCATCCGTGATGTTGGTAAAGATGTCGGTCTTGGTACTGGACTGCTTCAACTCTTGGGCAAAGGTACGAATACTGATGCCGCCCGCGTTCAACGCCACGACGCAGGTATCCACTACGGTCTTGGCTAACTCCGCCTTCTCTTTTTCATCTAGCACACGAATGGAGGGGAAGTTTAAGTTGAGGTCGTCAGGCACTTCGCCCAACTCGCTCATGCAGATTACTGGGTAAAGTTTCTCAAGTGCTGGCCGCAGCGTTACGTCAGACTCAGTAGAGATAGTCTCCTCGTAAATGCGCTCATCGCCGTCACCGGCTTGGCCTAGACCTGAGAAGGTTCGACCCCACAGCCGGGTGACGGGCATTTTAGCCGCGCCCGAAACTCCCAGCTGCCACATCTGCATCATCTCGCCCAGACCCGCGAACGAGTACTGAGTTTGACTAAGTTCTCCCTCTTTGCCCAGCAAGACCAGACTTTGATTGTCTAGCATCTCGTTGAGTTTCTGCATGCGACGTTCAAAGTTCTGCGCGGTCTTCTGATTGACACCTAAGCCACTAAGCATCTGCTCAAGCTCAGGAACTCTCATACCCAGAATGTTAGCGCGATAAGTAAGACTCAGAGCATTACTGGAGACTGAGTCATACGCCTTAATAGTTTGGATAACCGGAGCTAGGACCGAGATGCCCCAATCTTGATAAGCTGAGTTTTCAGGCTCTGGAACCTTGGGGCCAGTAAAACGAAGGATACGGGAAGAGTGAACCTTGAAAGATTCACCGCCCTTAACGCGGACCTCATAAAACTCCGGCTTGCCAAAATCCAGAGGGCGATTGATATCATCACAAACATCGCCCGTAGGAGAAATGCCGCTCCAGCGGTCAAACGGAATCAGGCCCTTGTACCCGCCAAGAGGAACGGACTTCAAATCCAGCGGCGTGTCAAGCTCGTGGTCCTGGCCTTCTACTGCGATTAAAGCGCCCGCGCCACCAAACAATCTCGCCGGAATTATGGTATCTAATACCTTATCCTTAGTAGCTGTCCGGCGAATAGCGCGGTCCAGCCTAGATAGGTCTTCAGGATCTATGTCGCTAGTAACTTTGGGCCAGGTCTTAACAATATCCTGAGCAGGCGCTTCGACAATGCGGCGAGCAATCCAAGATGACTCAAAGAAGCTGACGACTTCCCAAAAGTTCAAGGTCCAGCGAACTAGGGGGTACTCCGTGAAGTTCTCCAGGCTGGTCGTGCCGAAGCCTGTGCGCGCGGCAGGGTTACTGAAAAAGTCCTGAGCGAAGGCTAAGTTAGCAGTAGACCCTACTAGGCCCAGTCTGTCCTCGTTCGGGCGCGTCTTAGTACGGCCTTTGAACTGCTTACCTACGGGCTGCCGCATCTGGTTGAACAGCGCATCAAGCTGAGAGTTACCCGCCACGCGGGCGGCTTTACGTTGGCGAGGCATAGAGCCGTCCTTTCGTTATTTTCTTACCAGGTCTTCATCAGTAAGCCAAATTACCTTATCCTCAGAATAGGGCACCGGGCGAATATCATGGTCCTTCTTAATAAAGGCCCAGAGCAACCGGGCCTCCGGATTCACGATAGCATCAAGAATGTTAGCGTCAATCGCGTAGCCCTTAAACACCAACGTATCGTTACTACGAATTACCAACGTCCTACCGGCCACGGCGCGCCTCCGTAGTAACTTACGCATTAGCAAACGTCGCTCTGAACTGCTGCTCGTTCATCATCTTAATAACTCCGCCATGATAAACCTTGGCTGGGAAGCGGATGTCTTCAATATCCAAAATGGCGGCAGAAGTGCACCGACAGTTAGGAAAGCACCCCGCGTGGCCCGGCCCTAGCCGCGACTTAATACCAGCCAACTGATCAGGGTCAGGTGGCTCATTCCACGGTACTATGACATTTGCCATATGAGCATGCGAACTACGCACCCGAGCATCCTCGCTCGTAAGCCACTGATAGAAGTTGACGCCAAGGTCAGAGCAGCGCGCTTCGGTTAAAGCGCTTGAAGCCTTGCTAGTTTCCGTCCGCGAGATAAGACGAACTCTTGAGCGCAGTAACTCAGGATAGCGCACCCGCATCATCTTAGAGATTGTCTCCGCCCGCGCGCCGCTCTGCTGCGCCTTAGTCACTTCATCCGTCAGCACCTGAGCTTGCTCCAGGGCTAGACTGCTGATGTAATTCGCGTTGGTACGAATTATTTCGCTGACCCGTGCGCCCGTGGCGGTGCCTTGTAATTCGCGCTGGAGTAGTTTGCTTAAAAATCTAGATTTCTGAGATCTAGCAGCAGCTTCGCGCCAAGTCTTGGCGTTGGAGACATTGCACCATTTCACCATGCGCGAAGCGAGCAATTCACTAGCGTCTTGGATGTCCTTAGCCTTCGACCTTTCCGCGAGAGCCGCAAGCCAATCCTCTGGTGATTGTTCAGGCATCTTAGGCGTAAGGACGCGGCCGACTATGGAACGAATTCCTTGTTCATAGCCGCGCTGGATTCTACGGGGAAGGGAGAAGTCTACGGGTTTCTTGGGAGGCACGCACTAGCCCTCTTTCTTCTCGGCCTCAGCCTTAGTCTGCTCCACGGTCCCAGCCGGATGATTGGGCGGAGCGTAGATGGTATAAAGTTTCACGCCGTCTTTACCAGCCCGCACATCATGCCGCGTACCGGCCGGGACTACGACTCCACCACCGTCACTTACCGAGAATACCTCGCTACCGTTGCCCAGCGTGAACTCCGCTGTGCCCTGCTCAATGCGGAAGAACTGATCCGTGTCAGGGTGAACCTCGTTACCAATGTTCTCACCGGGTTTCAACGACATCAGCACAAGCTGCTCACGCTTACCCGTGAAAATAACGCGGCGAAAATCATTATTGGCCGACGTCAGTTTCTCAATATTGCCGTGGAAAGGCTTTATCTCAGCCGCGTCTAGGGCACGGTCCAGGGCCGCATGAAGCCTCTCGCGCCGCATACTCATTGGATCGTCCCCACCTCGTGGCGTTCATTCCACTTAGCGAACTCAATGTCGTTCATCGTGGTCTTAGCAATATACTCAGCATGTTCTTTGGGGAGCCAGATGTAGCGGAACCGCTTGAACCGCGCATCCTCAAGATTTGGCTTGGCACGCGCCAGGGCACCCCGGTCCAGTTTGAAGTTAATGCAACCCGATACCGGACCACCGGAGAACTTCAGCTTCTCCAGCAGGAATTGATTAAACCGCGTAGGCCCCGCGTGCTCAGCATCCAACTGCTGAATCTCATCTCCAGTTACTACAAAGACAATCGGCTTCTCTTCGGACTCTACATCAAGTAATCCAGGCATAGCGCATAACTCCTTGCTGCAGATAAAAAGACGCGCCAAGGCCCCGTTTTCCATTCAAACCCTGGCGCGTGGAGGAAACTTATGCTTACCAATTCCGTTTCTTCGGCGAATAATGCCTCAAATCATAATCAGAGGGCGAAACCGTCTCTTGGGGGAGGGCCTTCTTAAGGACGGCGTAGATTGCAGCAAG